CCCCAAGGCTAAGAAGGGTGACTTCATGGGCTTGGTTGATGAACGATTCCGTGGCATGAACACCAAGCAGGTCTACGACATTCTCAAGCAGGAGAAGGAAGACGGCGGTGGTGACGGCGAAGGTGATGGGTTCGATGACCACGATTGGGATGGTGCGAAGGACATGACCGAGGATGAGAAGAAGGAGTTGGCGCGTGAGATTGACCAAGCGATTCGTCAAGGCTTGATTGCGCATCAGAAGAACATCGGCAAAGGCGGTGGGATGCTCGACCGCGAGTTGGAAGACTTGCTTGCACCCAAGATTGATTGGCGTGAAGTGTTGCGTGATTTCGTCAAGGCTACGTGTTCTAACAAAGACACAAGCTCATGGCGTCGTGTGAACCGCCGATTCCTCAGCACAGGTATGTATATGCCCAGCATGATTGGCGAGAAGGTTGGTCACTTGGTTGTGGCTATCGACACATCGGGTTCTATCGGTGGGCCTGAGCTTGCCGAGTTCTTGTCCGAAGTCAAAGGCATTGCCGAGGAAGTCAACCCCGAGTGCGTGGACTTAATCTATTGGGATGGTTCGGTGGCAGGGCATGAGAAGTACGAAGGTTCGGCTGTATCTGACATTTGTCAGACGACCAAGCCACGAGGCGGTGGTGGTACAGACCCAAGCTGTGTCAGTACGTATCTCAAGGACGAGAACATCAAGCCCGAGGCAGTCATCGTATTGACCGACGGCTACGTACCGAACTGGGGTTACGAGTGGACAGCGCCGACTATGTGGGTCATCAGTGGTGGCAACACAAGCGCAGTGTCGGACAACGGTAAAACAATCTATCTCGAAGTCTAAACATGAAGATTAAGTGCGGGGATATGTACATGGTGCCGCCCGACCATCCATCGGAGTTGTATGCGTGGTCAGTCAGCCGAGTGTGGTGGAAGCCATGGCGTTACAACCTGCGCTTCTACTACATGGGTAACGTACGCATCAACGGGTTGATGGACTTGAAAGACGAAGTGCACAGGAACCTGAGCCTCGATGGGGTGAAGGGTATGTTGAAGTTGTTTGAATTGTGGAAGGATTGATATGCCAATGATTGTGACGATGCCCTATGGGGACATGGTGTTGCCAGTCGATGATGCGATGGCGTTGATGAAGATACTTGAGAAGGCAGAGAAGTATCGGTGTAAGTACAACGGAGCGGAAGGTTCGACACACCACATCTTCGCGTTGGAGGAGCAGATGCAAGCGAAGCTGATTAGCAGAGACACCTACGCCATGTACAAGCTGGCGGGAAAGCCCGAGGATTGATATGAGTACGCTAGAAGATGAAATGCTGGAGAGGATTGGCAAGCAGTACACCGAGGCATTGGCGCGGAGTATGCGTCAGACGGTTAACGATGTGTTTCAAAAGCAATGGTTCAACTACCAACAACCCGACTACTACCCCAAGCGCAAGTATGGGAAGTGGACTATCTACGGCAAGGATGGGATGCGTGTGGCGTGGGGGTTGAACGAGAAAGAAATGAAGAACTACATGAAGCTACTGAAGAAGGAGGAGTGATGGCGATTAACAGAGACCCAGCGGAGTGGTTCGACCGCCCCGATATGTGGGATGACGTGAGGTATGGCATCTTGAAAGGCACGGACACATGGATGGTGCTGAAGAAGCAAGACGCCTTCTTCCCAAAGGGCGAGAGAGTAGAGGTAATGGCAGAGGTAGATAGCCGACAGGCGGCTATTGGATTTATCAAACTTTTAGTGGAGACCTAACAATGTTAGACGCAGAACAGAAGATGAAGTTGCTGATAAGTGACCGCCCGTGGGAACACGAGCCTGACAACGAGGAGTGGGTACATGACCTGACAGGGTACAAGTGCACAGTGTGGCGGCATGGAACGCTCGGACACCTGAATGGGTACGTGGCTATACCAAGGGGGCACAAGGCGTACGGGTTCAACTACGACTGGCTCAACGATAGGGGTATTGAAGCACATGGTGGGCTGACGTACTCGGAGAAAGACAAGGAGACAGACGAGTGGGTGGTTGGGTTCGACTGCTCACACGCAGGGGACTTTAGCCCGAAGCTAGTGGCTACGTTGATGGAGTACACCGAGACAGACATTAGCCATCACATGAGAGATACCTACCGCACGTTCGAGTGGGTGAAAGAGGAAGTGTGCGACATTGCACGACAGTTGAAGTTGTTAGATATGAAACCTGAAGGAGAAATGAAATGAGTATTGCATCAAGCGCGGTTCTAGTGGAACTGAACATAAGTGTGTGGCCAGCCAACAAGGTTGACCGAGAGATGACCGACACAGTAAATGCCAATGCGTCAGCAGTGCGTGATGCCTCGCAGACAAGGAAGAATCTGTTTGCAGGTACTACGCTACGCAAAGACATTGAGAAGCTGGCGGCGCGTGTACGCCTCTATCACAACCAGCACACGATGCCTTGGGCCGACAAGGGCCAGCGACTGTTGCCGACTAAGTTGTTCATGGAATACAAGCAGACGATGAATAACTACGAGGCGCAGTTCAAGCAGATGTGCAGTAACTTCTTTATCGCCTACCCGCAGTTGGTGAACGAGGCACAGACGCACTTGGGCACGATGTACCGAGCGAGTGACTACCCTGACATTGCCGAGGTGCAGATGAAGTTTGGTTTCCGTATGGCGATTGACCCGATACCTGAGTCTGGTGACTTCCGCTTGGACATATCAGCGAATGAGTTAGAGGAGATGAAATCTAACTACGAAGCCAAGTTCGACGAGCGACTGGCCGAGGCTATGCGTACACCTTGGGAGCGACTGCACACAGTACTTACTGCCATGTCTGAGAAGCTGAAAGACGAGGATGGTGAGGAGTCGAAGAAGCGTTACCACGATTCGCTGGTGACCAATGCTGTTGACTTGTGTGGATTGCTGGACAAGATGAACATTACGAACGACCCCAAGCTGGAGGAAGCGCGTAAGCAGTTGGAGCAGACGATGCTGGGTGCTGACATTGAGACCATCAAAGACAGCGCAACGGTACGTGAGTCGATGAAGAACAAAGTAGATGCGATTTTGCAGAAGTTTGAATGGTAAGGAGTGAATGATGAAATTTATAGCAGTTGGAACAAACACCGAGGAAGAGCGCGTTGTAGTCGTGCTGGATGGCAGCGTAACAGTTCAGTTGAGTGAACCCGCCGCACGAAAGCTGGCAGATGACTTGTTGGCCAACGCCAATTACCTATGGCCTATTGAAGAAGGAGAAGAATGATGGCTATTGAATTGTTGAAGCTACCCAACGTGCGATTGGGTAAGGACGTAAAGACTAGAACTGAGGAGGAGCTACACATTGATGCTAAGAAGCTAGCATGGGAAGTGGCGACCAAGAACCCACTATGGACTGTCGAGGTGCAGGGGTTCCGTAGCTACTGTGTACTAGCTGATACCGAGGTGCTGGGCTACGTGGGCTCGGAGTGGTACGGCAGTAGCCACAAGTTGTTTGTACGCAACAATCGTATTGCAATGGCGCAAGAACGTAAGAACGCGTATCACACCGACAAGGTTGATAAGGCGATGCTCAAAGTGAAGAAAACCTTTGGCGCTATGTCATTGTCCGAGCGTATGCACGATGCCGAAAAGAAGGCCGAGGCTGTTATTGAGAACCAATCACACCGCAACCGTGTCGAGGCGCGTGAGCATGAGCGTCCGATTGAGCATGGCTTGAGTAAGTGGGCTCGTGACAACATGACTCAGTACATCCTATGGCTCAAGCAAACGAACCGTACAGATATTTTGGAACACCTAACAAAGTTAGAAGATGTCAAAGCCGACATGGTGACCATTGAGGAAACTACTAAGGCGTTTCAGAATTACAGAACTGCGTTGATTGTGTTGTCAGACAGTAAATATATTGTTAAGATACGTGACAATGTACAACTGTATGATGATGCGACATTCCCCGTTGAGCTACGTGGCAAGCTAGGTATGCTCAAGCTGGTGGAGAAGGAGCAGATGGTAACTGGCATCGGCTGTCGCGTAAATGATGAAATTTTTGTGTTGATTTTGGAGAACGAAGATGAAAAAACCGAAGACTAAATTCGAGGGTTGGCCTACAACCCGATGCTACCCACGCACATTAGACGAGGCATTTCCCCAAGACCGATTGGGTGAATGGTGGGTGTCCTACAAACGCGAGTACCCCACATGGAACGACATTACGTTGTACGCCATGACAGTGTTCGTGCTGGGACTTACTGTAAAGCTGTTCGATTGGATGCTATGAAAGTCTCTAACCGTATGCGCAAGCAGATGAAAGAGTACGAGCGTGAAGGCTTTCACATCGTAAGCATAGAGGACAGGGCGGGTTCACACAAGATGGTGAAGTTCGCCGAGTTCCCTGAACCACAAATCGTGACGGACTGTAAATCAGACTGGCGCGCTTTCAAGAACAACATCTCACGCTATCGCCGACTGGCGCGTGAGTACGCAGAGAAACTACAAAATGAAAACTGTACTTGCGCCTGATGCGCCTTGGCCAGTATGGGGAGAGGATGGGAAACCAGTAAAGCCCAAGCCTAAGCCCAAGCCGAGGAAGATACCGCCGAAGAAAGACATGAGCAAGATAGCCCACACTGATAAGAAGTTTGACGAGTGGGCAGACAAAAACTTAGCGAGGAAATTCAAATGAAAGAACTGAAAGAAATACTGGTGTGTACTACACCTTTCGTGATAGCCGCACTGCTGGTGTACCCGTTCATGGCAATCGTGGGCGCAGACTTTGACCCGTTCATGTGGGAGCGTACCGACCGTATGTTCTACGCTATCTGCACTGGGCTGTTTGGTTGGGCACTGTTTATGCGTGTGGACTTTGCGCGTAAGGAGGCGGTATGAACGAGTACCTTTTTATGGTGGCGTTGGTAGTCACAGTGTTCTTGTGTGCCGCTACGTGGTACGTGGTCAAAGAGCTGTTTAACCGATGGGTGAACAACGACTGGTGCAAGCATGACTGGGGTAAATGGAAAGACGGCCTCGATGCCAAAGACCAATCGCTTATCTCACAGGGACGCTGGTGTGACAAGTGCAACAAGATGGAAAAGAGGTATATGTAATGGATTGGGACTTAGCAAACATCGGATTGATTTGCCTCTTGATGGGTGTGGGGGCTGTTACCTTCATTGGTATCGCCTTCGCCTATCTTGCGGTGATGGAATTTTTAGAAACCTTTTACTTGGATTGATATGACAAAAGACGAAATGACTACGCTGTTACGCAGTGTGGGTGTGAGTGAGAACACCATCACAGCAATGGAGAACGCCTATGAGATGGGTTTCGAGCAGGGTGCGAACGCTAGTGTTGTGATGATGAAGCTGGTGGAAGAAGCCGAGAGCGTTTGCAACGGAGTGGATAGCCACCTTACGCCGAAGACCGACAGGTTTTGGGATTTGTTTGAAGAACTGCGGGGTATGCAATGAGTGAAGTTATCAACGCGTTCCACAAGGACTACGTGAAGACGTATATGCCCGAAATCATGAAAGACTTTCGCACCCATGCGGCTAACCGCGAAGTGCGTGAGGAGAAGAAGCTGAAGGTTAAGAAGACGCCGCTCAAGACTGTGACTAGGTCGCTAGCGGTAAAGATTTCCAAGGAACAGGCGCGGTTGGATTTGCAGAAGCGTAAGGAGCTGATGCTGAACAACCGAGACTTCAAGTATTTCAGTGGCGCAGGTATGCCCAAAGGAGTTAAGTAATGAGTAACAGAGAAGCGGGTAAGGGTGACGATATGCGCCCGACAGACCACAACAAATTCAGCAGTGGCTACGACTTGATTTGGGGTAAGAAGAAGCAAGACGATGCCAAGGCAGAGGACGAAGAGTTTGAACGAATCCAACGTGAACAAGGAGAGAAGAAATGAGAGAGTGGTTAGCAAAATGGTTGATGCGTGACGCAATCGCAAGGGCAGAGAAGCTGGCGTACTCACGAGACGTATCGGTTGAAGAAGCTGTGGCCAAGCCGAGCCCCAAGGTTCGCATCGGTACGCTGGATGTGATGAACGGTAAGTTGTTGGAGGTAGCCTCGTACAAGCAGAGCAACCACGGCCCTGACTGGAAGACCGAGTACTACATCTTGGAAGAAGGCCGACCACTCGCCGAGCAGATTGCTGTGGTGATGACGATGCGAGGTATGGGCGTATGAAGACCGAACTGTTGATTGGTTGCGGGAGCGACAAGGGCAAGCGCCTGAAGGCCAACCCCGCCGATGCTGATACGTGGAGCAGCCTGACTACGCTGGACTACAACGACGACCACAAGCCTGATGTAGTGTGGGACTTGACCAGCCCGTCGGGTTTGCCGTTCGAGGCGAATACCTTTGACGAGATTCACGCTTACGAGGTGCTTGAGCATACTGGCGCACAGGGAGACTACAAGTTTTTCTTTTGGCAGTTCTCAGACTTTTGGCGCGTGTTGAAACCTAACGGCTACCTGCTGGCTACGTGCCCGTCACGTCATTCGGTGTGGGCATTGGGCGACCCGTCACATACCCGTGTGATGCAGAAGGAGCAGTTGGTGTTCTTGGAGCAGTGGCGCTACGTTGCTGTGGGCAAAACATCCATGAGCGACTTCCGCAGTATCTACAAGGCCGACTTCAAAATCATCGCGGCAGAAGAAGATGAAGACTCTTTGAAATTTATCTTACAGGCGGTCAAATGAGAAAGCGTTCCAAGTACAGACCCAAGGGTGTGTTCCCTGACCCAGTGAGCTGGGTGCTGGCTGGCATGAAACCGTTTACAAGTGTGTCACTTAGTGCCGACCTGCGAATCAAGAACCACGATGCGATGGACATATTGCGTCGAGGTGATGCAACGGTAGCGACTATTGACGTACTGATTGGCGCGTTCAATATGTGTGAGGCGTACATCATGTTGCGCCCTGAGCTTGGCCACGATTGGAAAGACGAAATCAAGGCTGGCTTAGACGCACTTCACGCTGTGGGTAAACGTGGTGTGGAGAGTGGCCGCTTCATATTGAAGGCCGAGGAACTCAAGGCTATGAACCTAGTCATGGAGATTCACGACGCGCAACTGGAGAACACCACGGTGCGTGACATGGAGCTGGCAATGAAGATAGTAGAGCAGGAGTACCGCGCCAAACGGATGCGGCCTATCAAGGAGAAAACGTAATGCAGAGCATCCACCTAGACAAGTACATGGTTAGGACATTGAAAGGGCACTATGTCAAAACTGACAACCAAGACGAGGGCATCGACTACCTCATGTTCCGAACCAAGACGGGCGCGAAAGAGTGGATTGAGAAGCACCAGCGAGACGACTGCTTTGTGGTCAAAGTCCGAACAGCCATCACGCCGACTGACTCAGGAAGAATACCGCGTATGGTGGCCGTTCACAAGACTCGCTCCACGGTATTTCCCGCTAACGCGAAACCCTATTTTTGATGAAGAGGAAGCACTGTTATGACAACAGGAATTGAATATCTGAAACCCGAGAAAAAACGACAAGGGCGCGGTCCGAGCAAGAAGCCGACCCTTGTTAATACGAGCTTGCGTTTGCCGCGAGAGGTAGTCGAGTACTTCGAGACCTTTCCCAACAAGCAAGCCAAAATCCGAGAAGTTCTTGTGAATTATGTAGAAACCCAAACTGGAGAATTTGAAAATGACAACAGCAACTAACGAAGTAACAACCAAAGTGAACGAAGCCGCCCGTGTACGTGAGTACGAGAAGGCCAACCCAGCCGCAACACCTATGCAAGTAGCGCAAGCACTGGGCATCAAGGTACAACGTGTGTATCAAACGCACAACTATGACCAAAAAGCTAAGAAGGCAAAGGCGCAGAAGAAAGCGAAGGCCAAGCAACAGTGGAAGATGCTCAACATTCTGACAAGCAACACACCCGCTATGCCGCACAAAGAGGAAGCCGACCGTATCTTTGCACTGACCAAAGGCCGTCAACGCATGAACCCAGTGACAGGCAAGATGCGTATGCAAGGGGCAGTCACAATGGTTGAGCCGCAAGCCGACAACGTCAACCACCCTGCTCATTACAAAGTAGGTGGAATCGAGACCATCGACTACATCCAAGCCAAGCTGTCACCCGAAGAGTTCCGTGGCTACCTCAAAGGCAACATCCTCAAGTACTTGTCCCGCGCAGGTAACAAGGGTAGCTACGAGGAAGACTTGCTCAAGGCTCGTTGGTACATGAACCGCGAGATCGCACAGTTCGTTAAGTAAGCAGGGGGTGAGTATATGGCGGGTAGCTAGCGTGGTTGATGCGACTGCTACCTCCGTTGTGTAAGCCCCCTGCCGTGCCGCTAAGCACGAGTTTTACTTGCACAACACTTTCAAACCATGACGAGGGGCATGGGACGAATCAACCAACCCCTCACTTTAATTTTCTGACAAATGTCAGATAGAGTTTGACAAAGTCTAAAGAAAGAGTATCATGGCATCGACACCTGAAGCGAAAGTCAAAGAGAAGATAAAGAAGATTTTGAAAGAACACGGCGTGTACTACGCGATGCCGATGGGCACGGGGTACGGCAACAGTGGAGTCCCTGACTTCTTGTGCTGTGTTAGCGGTAAGTTCCTAGCGATTGAAGCGAAGGCTGGCAAGGGCATACCGACAGCGTTGCAAGAGAAGAACCTGCGGGATATTAAAGCGGCTGGTGGTTTAGCGATGGTGGTGAATGAAAACAACATTGAAGAGTTGAAAGAAGTCATTGTGAGAGAGATGCCCGTGGGGGCGTTCTTGAAACTAACGAAGGAGCAAAAATGAGTGAAGTAAACGAAGGCGTGGGCATCATCTTGGCCCGTATGGAAACACACCCCGAAGAGTTCTTTGGCTTGGGGGAGACGAACAGCAAGTGGCGCTGGATTTTTAGCGAGAACTTGCGCGAGGTAATGACCGAGCCTGAGAAGGCGGCGCTCCATTCAGGCATGACCAAGGTTCGTCGCTTGGAGATTACGCATAAGGCGATAGCCACAATCATGCCTGACGAAGAGGAAGACCCGTACGAGAAGGAAGACTACAAAGAAGTAGTCGGTCGCGGCACGATGAAGAACAGCGCGTATTGGGGCGGTGCAGTGCCTAAGCCCGAAGGCAAGAAGATGATCGTCAACGCCGCACAGATGGAGATGATTAAACGCATGAGCGGGGGGACGAAATGAACGAAGGCGTAAAAATCCTTATCGACCGCATGGGGACCAACCCCGAGGACTTTGGCGAACGTGACTTTGAGCCGAACACAGGGCGCATCATTCGTGGCAGGTTCCAAAGCGTAGCCTCAGTGCTCAAGAAACGATTGTCGGGCGAGTCACCTGCTTGGGATGCCATGAATGTTCTGACTACGGAAGAAATCGAAGCACTTACTGCCGCTTATGTGGAGATGGAGCGTAAGAAATTTACCAACAACATCATGGCGAAACTGCTGGAGGAAGACAAGGTAGACAGCTATGCGTACCCACAAGCAATTAGCTCAGCTTTTGTCCAAAGTTTTAACGGTGGTTCTGTAACAGCTAACGTAAACCCCAGCATCGCCAGCAATACAGGAACGGTGAGCATCGCCCCAACGAAGGGTGGGCCAGCGTTTGACTTCAACGACAAGTCCATCGGCGCTTTGAACGAGATGGTCAAAAAATGGGTAGGAGAAGAAGATGTCTGAACTATCTAACGCAGTGACCGTGCTGATTGCACGGATGGAATCACACCCCGAAGACTTTGACGTTTACAACGGGGAGCGATTTAGCAAGGCCAAATTTAGCGGGACAGCGGAAGCTCTTTATGGGTTGGTGGGCATGGACCCAGCTAAGGCTGGAGCCTACTGGTTCCTCACCGATGCCGACAAAGAAGCGTTGATCGAGGCGTGGAAGAAGTACCACCGCACCCGCATGGAGAAGGACGTCATGGAGACAATCTTTGACGACGGCGAAGGTGAACGTGAGTTGGCAAAGGTTGAAATGCAGATGAGGCAGGCGCAAATGAGGGCGCAAATGCAAAACACCGGCGGCTTGATCGGTTCTTCTTACCCATACACAGTGAGTACGGCAATCAACCCCGGCCAAATCGGCCCCGCACAAAACGCCGCGCAAAACAACACAGGCTTGCTCGGCTCAGCCGCCAACGCCTTTTCAGGAATCTTTAAATGACCGCCGAGCAACTTGCCCTCGTCATGGAATACCTATGGCAACAGGGCGTAGACAAAGAGCGCGTTAAAAAAGCGGTGGATATTTGGTGGGCTATCAAAGAAGGTGGTACAGTAGACACCAATACGTTTTAGGAGTCCACAGTGTCGAAGAAACAAACAGCCGAATCCTTTTGGGCGAAAGTACAGGGGGATAGGCGTCAGCGCAACGGGTGTTGGGAATGGCAAGGTGCGTGTAACAACACGGGTTACGGCACGGTGAGGTGGGACGGTAAAACGTACACGGCGCACAGGGTTGCCGCTTGGCTTAGCGATTTGGTAGCAAACCCAGCGAGGCCGACTAACTCGAAGGAGAAAGCCCACGTATTGCACAAGTGTGACAACCGCAAGTGCTGTAACCCAACGCATTTCTTCATTGGCTCGTACGCAGACAACCAACTGGATGCCTATGCTAAGAAGCGCAGGGCGCAACCCAAGGGTGAGAACCATGCAAATGCAAAGCTGACCAACAAGCAAGCTGCGGAAATCCGCAGGGCTTACGAGGTGCATGGGCTCACACAAAAACAACTGGCGAACAAATTCGATGTAAGCCAAAGAGTGATTAGTTTAATTGTTAGAGGGGAATCGTACTGATGGATATTATTACTATTGACTTTGAGTCGGCGTATGGGGCCGACCTCGGCTTCTCTAAACAGACTACTGAGGAATACGTACGTGACCCACGCTTTGAAGTTGTGGGTGTGGCTGTGCAGGTCAATGACGGTGAGCCCGAGTGGTACACAGGTGACTCCATCGGTACGTATGCGTTTCTGAAACAGTTTGACTGGGCGAACTCCCTCGCCCTAGCCCACAACGCTATGTTCGACGGATTCATTCTGTCTGAGCACTTTGAAATTAGGCCGAAGGGTTGGCTCGACACGCTATCTATGGGTCGCGCTCTTCACGGTACGAACGTAGGCGGTAGCCTTAAGGTTCTGGCGGAGTTCTACGGCATCGGCGAGAAGGGCACTGAGGTCAACGACGCCAAGGGCTTACGCCGCACTGACTTCCCCAAGGAACAGCTAGCTCAGTACGGCGAGTACTGTAAGAACGACGTGCGCCTGACATGGGACTTGTTCAACTGCATGAGCCAAGGCTTCCCGCCGACAGAGTTGCGTTTGATCGACCTGACCATCCGTATGTTCACCGAGCCAGTCCTGCAACTGGATGAGCAAATGCTCCGCATCCACCTACTGAAAGAGCGCCAGCGTAAGAAGGACTTGCTGGAGAACTTCGACAAAGACACGTTGATGAGCAACCCCAAGTTCGCCGAGTTGTTGGCTGTGCATGGTGTCGTGCCGCCGATGAAGAAGAGCCCTGCAACAGGAAAGGAAACCTATGCCTTCGCAAAGACAGACGAGGCGTTCAAAGAACTTCTCGAACATCCGAATCCGTCCGTACAAGCACTCGTCGCCGCCCGACTGGGTACGAAGTCTACGATTGAGGAGTCGAGAACTGAACGTTTTATTGGGATTGCTCAGCGAGGTGCCATGCCAGTTCCCCTCCGTTATTACGCCGCTCACACTGGGCGATGGGGGGGCGATGACAAACTTAATCTTCAGAACCTGCCAAGGGGGTCGGCGCTGAAGAAATCCATCCTCGCACCTGCGGGGTATCTGATGATCGACTCTGACTCATCACAAATTGAAGCGCGTACGTTAGCATGGCTAGCTGGGCAAGACGACTTAGTGGAGGCATTTGATCGTGGCGAGGACGTTTACAAAATCATGGCATCTGCTATCTACGGCAAGGCGGTCGAAGAGATTACGAAGGATGAGCGCTTTGTGGGTAAGACAACCATCCTCGGTGCTGGGTACGGCATGGGCGCGGCGAAGTTCCAAGCACAACTTAAAAACTTTGGTGTATCTGTTGAACTCGAAGAGGCCAAGCGCATCATCGACACCTATCGTGCGACCTACCCTCGAATCACTGCACTTTGGAAATCCGCTGGTGTGGCACTTGAAGCAATTCTCAGAGGCCAGCTAACCACGTTAGGCCGTGGCGGTATCTTGAAGATTGAAGGTAAGGACGGCATCCGCTTGCCCAACGGCTTGTACCTGCGTTACCCCAACCTGCGTCAAAAGGCCGACGAGGAAACAGGCAAGGTCGAGATTGTGTATGACACCAAGAAGGGCCGAGCCGTTATCCCCAACCGCATCTACGGCGGGAAGGTAATCGAGAACGTATGCCAAGCCCTAGCGCGTATCATCATCGGCGACCAAATGCTGATGATTGCCAAGAAGTATCACGTTGTGATGACTGTGCATGACGCGGTGGCTTGTATCGTCAAGACCGAGGAAGTTAAGACTGCGCAGGAATACGTTGAGTTGTGTATGCGCATCCGACCCAAGTGGGGCATGGAGTTGCCCTTGAATTGCGAAAGCGGATATGGAGAGAGTTATGGCGACTGCTAACATCAAATGGTCTTTCAGTAGCCTGAAGACATTTCAACAATGCCCGAAGAAGTACTACCACACCAAGGTAGCCAAGGATGTGAAAGAGCCCGACACCACGGCAACGCTGTACGGTAAGTCGGCTCACACTGTGGCTGAGGAGTACATCCGAGACGGCGTGGACATTCCACCGGCCTTTGAATATCTTAGAGATACGCTAGACGCTCTAGCATCTATCCCCGGGATTAAATTATGTGAAGAACAGCTTGGCCTGACCAAAGACCTAGAGCCATGCGCGTTTGACGCACCCGAGGCGTGGTGGCGTGGCATTGCCGACTTGGTCATCTTGGACGAGGAGAAAGAGCTGGCGTGGTCGGTTGACTACAAAACCAGTAAGAGCGCCCGTTATGCCGACGTGAAACAGTTGGACTTGGTGGCCACGGCCATCTTCAAGAAGTACCCCAATATCAAGCGCATCAAGTCAGCACTGCTGTTCGTGGTGAGCAAAGAGTTCGTCAAGGCTACGCACCATGCTGAGATGGTGGCCAAGTACATGGAGAAACCCACCCAAGACGTTGCGCGAATCGAGGCGGCGTTAGAGAACGGTGTGTGGAACCCAGTGACCGGCCCCTTATGCAGATTTTGTGCAGTGAAACAGTGTGAACATAACAGGAGTTAATGATGGATGAAGTTACAAGTGACGACCAAGCTGCGGCGTATATGAAGTTGCAACTAGATGTGAGGCAGTTGATCGTGGACACGATCTACGAAGAGCTTATGAACTACGGAAGCCCCCTGCACACGCAAATTGCGGTGCCACTTTTGACTGGGTACGCTTTCAAAGAAAACGTAAAGATGGTTATTCAAAACCAATGGAACAAACAATGAGCGAAATGACAAACCAAGAGACCGACACAGCCCTGATTCTTGAGAACGAGCTGAAGCGCCGCGTGAAAGAAGTAGCCGTACGCATCGTGCAAGACATTGTGCGTGAAGAGATGCGGGAGCAGTTTGCAAAGCAGAAAGAAGCCATGCTGATGGAGATCAGCGTCACGATTGGCAAACACCTGCGTTTGATCGAAAATGAGGGGCGCAAGCCGCTTTGGGAAGCAACCCCCGAGGAGTTTGGCTTGACGCGAGAATCTATTGACAGCCACCACATCATAGGAAAAGAACTCGATGCCGTACGTGAACAAACCCCGTCCCTATAAAAAAGAATACGAACAACAAGTTGCCCGAGGCGAACTGCCAGCCCGTATGGAGCGCCAACGTGCCCGTAACGAGATGGACAAAAAAGGTATCGACCGCACAGGCAAGGACATTGACCACGTCAAACCCCTGAGCAAAGGCGGCACTAATGCACCAAGCAACTTGAAACTGAAAACCCCTAGCGCCAATCGTTCGTTCAGCCGCAATGCTGACCACACGGTAAAGGTGAACAAACCCAAGAAGAAAAAATGAGCCTAGAGAAATACGAGTGGCCGCGCCCAGTTGGGTTCGAGCCATTCAACCACCAAAAAGAAACAGCGCAATTCCTGACTACCAACCGCAAGGCGTTCTGCTTCAACGAGCAGGGTACAGGTAAGACAGCGTCGGTGATTTGGGCGGTGGACTATTTGATGCAGCGAAAGATAGTGAAGAGAGTGTTAGTGATTTGCCCTCTGTCGATTATGAAGTCGGCATGGCAACAGGACTTGTTCAAGTTCGCTATTCATCGTACGGTAGCAGTAGCCCACGGCAGTGCGCACAAGCGCAAGGAAATCATCAACGCTGGAGCCGAGTTCGTCATCATCAACTTTGATGGTGTCGAGATTGTGAAGAACGAAGTCATCAACGGGGGGTTCGACCTCATCGTTGTTGACGAGGCATCTGCGTATAAGAACGCACAGACAACCCGCTGGAAAACTCTGCGTGACATTAACAAAACCGTCAAAGGCTTGTGGATGTTGACAGGTACGCCAGCGGCGCAGTCCCCACTGGATGCGTATGGCTTGGCCAAGCTGATTAACCCAACGGGTGTGCCGATGTTCCACGGCCAGTACAAGGACATGGTTATGACACAGCTAACCAAGTTCAAGTGGATTCCCAAGCCGACTGCCAAGCACACGGTGCACAGCATCCTGCAACCAGCTATTCGTTTCGTGAAGAAGGACTGCATCGACTTGCCACCCCTGACGTTCATCGACCGAGATGCGCCATTGACTCCGCAGCAAGCGAAGTACTACGGTATTCTCAAGAAGGAGATGTTGTTGGAGGCAGCGGGCGAAGAGGTTTCCGCAGTGAACGCCGCAACGAAGATGAGCAAGCTGCTTCAGATTTCATGTGGCTCGGTCTACACCGACACTGGCGAGGTGCTTGAGTTCGACGTGTCCAACCGCATGAACGTGGTGCAGGAAGTCATCGACGAGTGCAGTAACAAGGTGCTGGTGTTCGTGCCCTTCACCCACACGATTGAGATGCTCCAAAAGCATTTGCAGAAAAACAACATCTCGTGTGACGTGATTAACGGCGCAGTGCCAGTGAACCGTCGAAGCCAAATTGTTACGGACTTTCAGACTCAGCCGACTACGAAGGTTCTCATCATCCAACCACAAGCGGCGTCACACGGGCTTACACTTACTGCCGCCGACACAATCATTTGGTACGCTCCCTGTACCAGCGTGGAGACTTATCTTCAGGCCAACGCACGTATTGACCGCCCCGGTCAAGTCAACCCAATGACTATCGTGCACATCTGCGGGAGCCAAACCGAACGCCGCGTTTACGCGATGCTTCGGGGGAACGTATCCAACCACCAACAAATCATTGATTTGTACCGACAAGAAATTTCTTCAGATACTGTTGACAATGTCTAAAGTTATGATATAGTCGGTTTCGTGTGGGGTGAGTCACCCTTCACCAAGGTTGACGACCTTGGCCCCGCACACCTTTTTAACCAACCAACGGAGTGTTAGATGAGTGAAGAAAATGAAGTGGCCGAGCGGCCAGACCTAGATAAGCTAACCGCTATCTACTTGAAGATTCGAGATACCCGTGCCGAGAACAAACGTGAGTTTGAGAACGTGGACAAAGACCTCGAAGAGCAACAGAAGATGCTGGCCGAGCAGATGCTCGACTCATGCAAAGAACTTGGTGCTGACAGCATCAAGACCCCACACGGAACCATCATTCGTTCGGTCAAGTCAAAGTACTGGACTGGCGACTGGGATTCCATGTACACCTTCATCAAGGAGCACAGTGCTTTCGGTTTGCTTGAGAAGCGACTGCACCAAACCAACATGAAGGATTTTCTCAACGAGAACCCTGACGTTATGCCGATGGGCTTGAATGTTGAGAATGAATACACAATCGTCGTACGACGCGCAAAGAACTAATCGGAGTAAATGAAAATGAGTAACATCGCACTTTTGAACCAAGACTTGCCTGACTTCCTGCAAACCGCTGGCGTCAGTGACCTCACCAAACAACTCGCTGGCAAGACTGGCGTCAAGCGCATCGTGCCTAAGAACGGTATCTTCCGTAAGATGGTCGGCGGCGAAGAGATGGGCAAGGTCAAGGGCAACCTCGAAGTTGTCATCGTGAACGCTTCCCCCAAAGTCGGTCGTATCTTCTACGCGAAGGCATGGACACCTGATGCCGACCCAAGCGCACCTGACTGCTTCTCTAACGACGGCAATGCACCTGATGCTGGTTCTACCGCACCTCAAGCTAGCCGTTGCGACACCTGCGCTCAGAACATCAAAGGTTCGGGTCAAGGTACATCGAAGGCTTGCCGCTACTCACGCCGCATCGCTGTGAACTTGGTGGAAGATTTTGGTACTTCTTTGGAAGGCGAAGTCTACCAACTGAACTTG